TCGAATTTTAAAATGCCGAAATTTAGTTTACCTAAATTTTCTGTTCCGGGATTTTTAGGAGGTAAATCTCACGCAGGCGGACTATCCAACGTTCCTTACAACGGATACCAAGCGACACTCCACAAAGGCGAGCGCGTTTTAACTCCGGAAGAGAACGACGCATACAAGCGCGGGGGAAGAAACGGGCTAGGAGTTACGATCACTGGCAACACGTTTAACGTCCGCCAAGACTCCGATATTAAACAAATTGCGTATGAACTAGCGAAATTAATCGAAAGGGAAGGGGTGCAGATGGCGTAATGGGAACGATAAAGTATTGGTTATATAACGGTAAGGAAAAGTTACAATTGCCGGTCAATCCCGAGAGCCTAAGCAATTCTAGCCCTTTCGGTTTTACGGATGTAGAAGTAGCGCAGTTGGGCGAAGTCACTGTGCCGGGTACTAGGCAACTTACGGAGTACTCTTTAACTTCGTTTTTTCCTTCGATTTATAATCCGGTTTACTGCGAATACACAAACATTCCGAAACCGTGGGACGCAGTTAATTTAATCGAAAAATGGCGAGATAAAAAAACGCCGATTAGGTTTGCGGTAACAGGTACGCCGATAAACGTAGAGGTTACGATACGCGAATTCGATAAAGAGATCGAGAAGGGCGGAAATCCTGGCGATATCTATTATTCTTTAACGTTAAAAAAATACGCAACCTCTACTCCGCAAAAGTTAAAATCAACGCCTGCTAAAGCGAAGCCTGCTCCGGTAAGAAGTGGTTCAAAGAGTTCCGTTCCGAAAACTTATACGGTAAAGAAAGGCGACAGCCTGTGGAAAATAGCGATAAGATATTACGGCAAGTCCGAATATTGGCGCAAAATCTACGATAAGAATAAGAAGCTTATCGGTAAAAATCCGAACAAAATTTATCCGGGGCAAAAGTTGGTGATGCCGTAATGATTAAGGTTATTTACGATAATACCGACATTACTTCGATGGTTAAGTCGGCGGAGTGGTCCGGACATATTAATAAACCTAACCGAGAGCTTTCGCTTTCAATAATTAATACTACTAACGGACGCACTCAGGCGATTAGCTTTTCAAACGGTAAGTCAGTCGCTTTTTATAATGACGGTAAATTATTATTTCGAGGTATTGTTTTTAGTAACGAAATAGATGTCAACGGTAATTTAGACATTACGATATATGACGAAAATGTTTACTTATTGAAAAACAACGATTCTCGTAAATTTAAAAATATAAAAGCTAGCGACATACTAAAACGACTATGCAACGACTTCGGAATAGCCTACGGTTCAATCACGGATACCGGATACGTAATACCGAAATTAATAATCCGTAATAAAAGTCTATACGAAATTGTACGAATAGCGCTAACCCTAACGCAGAAGCAGACGGGACAGCGTTTTTTATTTGGAAATTCTAACGGAAAGCTTACGTTGTATAAATTTACGTCATCGACTTCGAAATGGATTATCGAAAGCGGAACGAATTTAACGGACGCTAAATACTCGCAATCTATCGAGGACACTAAAACGCAAGTTAAAGTAACTGGCGGAACGGAAAAAGCTCCGATTGAGGTTACGGTTAAAAACGAAGCTTTATCGAAGAAATTAGGCGTTATGCAGTACGTAGATGAAATGGAAGAAAAGTCTAAACGGTCACAAATTGAGCAACGCGCTAAGTCGCTACTAAAAGAGCTCGGCGTTATTAACGACCAGGCTACGATTGAAGCGCTCGGAATCGACGAAGTTATCTCGTCTACTTCGATATATGTACGCGAATCTATGACGAAATTGCTTGGCGGATATTACGTAAGTAGTGACTCGCATAAATACGAAAATGGCACTCATACGATGTCGCTCGAAATTAGTGCTACGTATGACTTACCGCCAATGGAAATAGATTCGGAGGTGCTTGGTAAATGAGTCGTTTAGAAGGTAACGGAGCATCGCGATTTATTAAGTTAATGCAACAACACGGCGCTAATGATTCGGTTAAGGTCGAAATGGCGACAATCACCGCAGCACCTCCGAGTATAAAGTTAAGAATTGACGGAGATAAATTCGACCTTGAAGCGGATGATTTCGAGGTGGCCGTTCATTTAACGAAGCACACGCGACAAGTGAAACTAGACGGAGGAACTACGCAAGTCCTTGAATTTCAAGACGAATTAAAAAATGGCGACCGCGTTTTAGTTATCTCCGCAAACAATGATCAGCGATATTACGTGTTAGATAAGGTGGTGAGTTACGATGGCTCTTAGTCCCTTAAATTCGATTGAAGACGATAACGATAGAGTCATTGTCGCGGATTCTTCAACCGTCGAGCCTACGAAAACTTACGAGTTAAAAGAAGGATATATTGGCGGATTCATAGACGGAGATGCTGCAATCGAGCAAGCGATAGCGAAAGCCATTCGAACGGCGCGTTATCGTTATTTAATTTACGACGATCAGTACGGCTCCGAGATTGAAGATTTAATAGCGGAGAGTTATCCGTTTGAGCTGTTAGAAATAGAAATCCCGCGAATGATTAAAGACGCGCTTATCGTTGACGACCGCATATCAGACGTAACTAACTTCGTACTTAGCCAAGACGGCGACAGTTTTTACGGAACATTTAAGGTCGTAACGGTAACAGGCGACGAAATAGACGGGGAGGTGACGATTTAGTGGGAAGGTACGATACTTTTACGAATGATTTTATATTACAACGAATGCTTGCGACGGTAGATTCGGATATCGACGTAAGGCAGGGCGCAGTAACGTTCGACATGCTTTCGAAGACTGCGATTGAGTTAGGATTATTTTATCCGGAGCTAGATAACGTACTTACTTTCGGATTCTTAACGGAAGACACGCCTTCGGAGTTCGTTGACTTACGAGTTGGCGAAATGGGGTTAACGCGTAAGCCTTCCGTTAAAGCAACGGGCCAAGTTAAGTTTAGCGGTGATAACGGAACGGTGATTCCGATTGGTACCCGAATTAATACAGATAACGAGGTATATTTCGTAACTACGCAGGCCGGAACGATAGCAAGTGGTACGGTAACGGTTAATGCAGAAGCAGAAGTCGGAGGAGTTAGCGGAAATGTCGTAGCAGGCGAAATAAATACGGTACCCGCCGAACTATCGAGTTTATTATCGGTAACAAATACGGCTCCTTTTACTGGCGGTATCGATACGGAAACAGACGAAAGCCTTATCGCTCGATACTTCGAAAAAATTCAAAAGCCGGCTACTAGCGGAAACGCCTTTCAATATCAACAATGGGCGAAATCAGTTGCGGGCGTAGGCGATGCGAAAGTCTATCCGTTATGGAACGGAAACGGCACGGTTAAAGTCGTACTACTTGATGGAAATAAGCGAGCACCTAGCGGGACAATCGTTACAAATGCTACGAATTATATCGCAGGTGAAAGACCAATTGGCGCGACCGTAACAGTAGTCGGAGCGACTGAAGTTCCGATAGCAGTAAGCGCAACATTGACGCTAGCTTCTGGCGCTATATTAGCGACGGCAGTTTCGAAGTTTACCGCAGCTTTAACGGATTATTTAAAAGCGATTGCTTTCGTTGATTCGACGGTTCGATATTCGAAAGTTGCTTCGGTATTGCTTAGCGTGCCAGAAATACTAGACTACGCGAATCTAAAGATAAATAACGGAACGGTTAATATTTCGATTGCCGACGGAAGCGTAGCGGTTCCAGGGGCGGTGACGCTGAGTTGAGGCCATTAGGAACGGATATTGAACGCGATGTTGAATCGGAATTATATACTTACTTGCCAAAAGAATACGCAGAATATCGGGAGTCTCGCGCAATCATCAAAGCGGAAGCTTCCGAGTTTGAGACGTTAAGTAGTGCGATAAAAGACGTACTTGATCAGTTTTTCATTGATACGGCTACGTGGGGTCTTGCGAATTGGGAAACGATTAGCGGTATCCCTGTCGACGAAACAAAGCCAATCGAAGAAAGACGCTCATTAATCAAAGCCAAGCGTCGTGGCGCAGGCGTTGTAACTGCGGAACAAATTCAAAACGTTATTAACTCGTATTCAGGGGGCGCCGTTCAAATAACGGAGGACATGGCGAATTATACGATAAAAATTAAATTCGTAAGTAATCTCGGCGTACCTACGAATATGCCGGATATTCAAGCGGTTGTACGCGACATAATACCGGCACATTTAGCGATAGCTTACGAGTATAAATATCCGTTATGGAAAGATTGGAACACTGCGAATAAAACATGGGCGCAGATTGATGCGGCTAATAAAACGTGGACTCAATACGAGTCGGGAATTTAAACGGAAAGGAGCAATTAAATGCCAACAAATACACCTATATTTGGTATACCGAAGCCGTCATCGTCAGATTTTTTTACTAACGCAAATTTTAATACGATATTAGACGCGATTGAGTCAGGGGTTTCCGGTAAGGTCCAGATGACGAAAGTGACGAATGATACCGGTGGTGCAACACTTAGTGCAAACACGGCTACTGATGATATTTTAGCTATGATTGTTAATGCAGGAGTTGGAATGAACACTTTCTTCTGCACTGGTGCTGCAATTAATAACCCGGACGGCGTTAATAGTATAAGAGGTATTTCTCATATTACAGGAACGGGTAACGGATATGCTTATGCAGTCGGTACAGATCGGACATTTTGGGTAAATAATTATACTAGTAGCGTATGGGGCGGTTGGAGAGCGGTTAGTCCTCAATCATATGGACTTGGGTCAAGTGCTTTAAATATTTCAAGCACAGACTTAAATAATTTAGATACAACTGGATTTTTCCAAGGAGCTTCATTAATAAATGGTCCTTTAACTTTCACCTCCGGTACTATTTTTATGTTAAGAGTATCTGTAAATACTTCTAGACAAATTTTTTATGTTACTGGTTCAACTAGAACATTCACTAGATATAAATCTAGTGGTGTTTGGGGAGCTTGGGCAGAAATCCAAGTTACAAGGGTAAGTGATGAAACAGGAGCAGGCATTAGCATTACCGGTGTAGATTTAGATACACTAAGCGATACCGGTTTTTATCGAGGCGGAACGCTAACAAATGGCCCTAGCGGCATAACTGCGGGAGTTGTTATTCACATAAAGTCAAATTCTACTGTAATGAAACAAATATTTTACGATTCATCTACAGACCGGGAGTTTACAAGACGTATGTCCTCCGGAGTTTGGCAGCCATGGAATGAAGTAGTTACAACGCAAACAACCGCATGGACCAACTTAACACTACAAAATAGTTGGGTGAATAGCGGAGGTACTTACCCAAACGCAAGCTATCGTCTAAACGCGATGGGTGAAGTGGAATTACGCGGGTCTATAAAAAGCGGGTTAACAACATCGGGTACGACAATCGCAACGCTCCCCGCAGGGTTTAGACCGACGCATGATCGTAACTACGTTGTGTATTCAACTGACGGAACAAATTATCTTCTTGCAACAATTCAAATTACGTCAGCCGGTGTTATACGAATTTTTAGCGGTGGAAATGCAATCCTTTCATTAGATAGCATACCGCCAATCGCAACAACGTAAGGAGGCGCGCTAAATGAGACGAGTATACAGATTAGACGCAGAAGGCTTTTATTCAGAGGACGTTATTATTGAATACGGCGCAGAATTACCAAGTGATTGCGTGGA